GACCTCCGAGAGACGATCCTTGAGGCGGTCGGCGGCCGCGTCACGAGGGCGGAGCTAGGGCCGCTCCTGGTCGACGCCTTCTTCCGCACGCAGCTCCGCCTCGTAGACGACCGCTGGGCGGGGCAGCCGTTCATCCTCCCCGACTACGCCAGCGAGCACATCGTTGAGCCCATCTTTGGGACGCTCGACAGGTACGGCCGGCGCAAGTACACGGAGGCCCTTATCGGCCTGCCGAGGAAGCACGCCAAGACGACGATCACCGCCGGCCTCGCGCTGTACTTCCTCTTCATGGAGCCCGTCGTTGGGCAGGAGGTCGTGGCGCTCGCCTTCGACGAAGACCAGGCGCGCCTCATCCTCGGCTTCGCCAGCTCCATGGTCGAGCAGAACCCGCTTCTCAAGGAGTTGGCGAAGGTCTACAAGAACGTGATCCACATCCCCGAGATCGACGCCAAGTTCTACGTGATCCCCCACAAGACGGCCGCAGGTCAGGCGATCCACCCGCGCATCGCCATCTGCGACGAGCCGCACACGTACCCGAACATGGACGTGGTCAACGCTCTGCGAAGCGGCATGGGCGGCCGTGAGGAGCCGCTCACCATCGGCATCACGACCGCCGGGCCGACCCGCATGGGGCCGCTGTGGGAGTGGCTCGCGGCGATCAAGAAGGATCCCCGCGGTTACCTCTACTGGCAGGGCGCCCGCGACAATCAGGCCGCCGGCGATCCCAAGGTATGGCGATCCGTCAACATCGCGCCGTGGATCACTGGGGAGTACCTGCGTGACGAGTACAGGCGCCTCACGCTCGCCCAGTTCGAGCAGTACCACCTGAACCGCTTTCCGTTGACGAGTGACGCCAGCCGCGCCTTCCGCTGGGGCGAGTGGAAGCAATGCCAGAAGCCGCCCGTGGTCGAGCCCGATGAACCCTGCGTGATAGCCGTGGACGGCGCCAACAAGGGAGACTGCTTCGCCATCGTCGTCGACCGCCGTGATCCGGGCGGCACGCACCACGTCGAGCCCTACATCTACGACGAACCTCCGCAGGACACCGGCTACTACGACCTCGACGAGATCGAGGAGTTCATCGCCGGACTCTGCCGCACGCGCAATGTGGCGCGCATCGCCTTCGACCCCAACCGCCTGCTCCTTCTCATGCAGCGCCTGGAGCGCCACCACGGCATCCCCGTCGAAGAGTTCGGGCAGACGAACACGCGCATGTGCCCGGCCTCTGCGACGCTCCGCGAGCTCGTGCGCACCGGGCGTCTGCGCGCCGGCCGCGGCACGTCCATCAAAGAGCACATCCTCAACGCCATCGAGATGCCCCGCGAGCCGATGGGCTGGAGGCTCGGCAAAGCAAGCAAGGCCGAGAAGATCGACGGCGCTGTGGCGCTGGCCATGGCGACCTTCCTTGCCGAGGCGCAGGCGGACGCCGGCCCGAGCTTCGCCGCGACCGGTGGCGTGCGCACCATCTCCCTCGGGTGACAGCCCCCGCAGAGTAGAAGCCGCATCCCGTAGAGCGGCCTGAGAGGGCGACAGTTTGAGCTTGAATCCGCTGCGCTGGTTCACCGCGACGAAGGACCAGGCCGAAGAGGAGTGGGGCATCGGCGACGACAACGTGCTCCGCGCTTTCTACGGGGCGCTCGCCGCCGTCTCATCGAGCGGCATCCGCGTGACGCAGGAGAGCTCGCTGCGCGCCACCGCTGTGCTTTCCTGCCTGATCGTGCGCTCTGAAAGCTTTTCGAGTCTGCCGCTCGGCGTCTTCTCCCGAAGTGGACGTGACCGGGTGCCCGACGAACAGCATGCGGCGTACCGCTTGCTGGCGATCGGCCCGAACGACCTCATGACGGCCGGCGAGTTCTGGCGCTGGAAGCAGCTCACCGAGGACATCACCGGCAACGCCTACGCCCGCATCGTGTGGCAGGGCAAACGGCCCACCGAGATATGGCCGCTGTACGGTGTGAACCCGCTGCTTCGAGTGGACCGCGACACGCACGGAGCCTGGTACGAGTACGGCGGCGACGACCTCACCCCGGCGGGCATGTACCAAATGCGGGACGTGCTCCACTTCAAGGGCCCGGTGCTGCGCTCGCCGCTGCAGGCGAAGTCCCTCATTGACCTGATCAGTGAAAGCATCGGCGTGGCCATTGGCAGCGAGCAGTTCTTTGCCCGCCTGCTCGGCAACGGCAACCACTTCCCCGGCTACCTGGAGACCGAGAACACGCTCTCCGACCCCGACTTTGAGGCGATCAGCGAGCAGATGAAGGGCTTCGCCGGCATCTTCAAGGCGGGCGAGCTCAGGGTCTTCGACCGCGGCCTCAAGTACAAGCAGAACCCGCTGACGATGAAGGATGCGCAGCTCGTCGAGCAGCTCCGCTGGCAGCTCCAGCAGATTTGCTCCGTGTTCCGCGTGCCCATGGCCATGGTGCAGGACCTCACGAACGGCACGTACTCGAACTCAGAGCAGCAGGACCTCGCCCTGGGGAAGCACTGCATCGCCCCCATCTGCACGAACACCGAGCGCGTCGTGCGCCACAAGCTGTTCTCCGGTGATCCGGGGTACTACGTGAAGTTCAACCTCGACGGCCTGCTGCGCGGCGACTACAAGACCCGCACCGAGGGAGAGGCGGCGCTGGTACGAGCCGGCGTCATGCTCCGCAACGAGGCTAGGTCGCAGGAGGACATGAATCCAGTCCCCGGCCTCGATGTGCCGCTCGCCGAGCTCAACCTCGGCACCGTCGGGGAGGACGGCGTGATCACCGGGTCGGCGCCCGCGGCCACTGCGGACGGCGGTGCTCCCGCGGACGCCCCGCCGGATGGCCCCAACGACGACGCCATGCTCATGGAGAAAGTCAACGCGCTCGGCATGCTGGTGCGCAGCGGTTACGACCCGGTCGAGTCACTGGACTTCCTCGACCTGCCCGACCTCGAGTACCCGCCCGTGCGCCCCGTGACTGTGGCGCCCCTCGCAGAGGATCACCCCGCGGCAGCGCCGCCGGCTCAGCCGCCCGCGGAGCTGTCCTCGGCGCCGACAGCGTCCGGGAGGTCGTCTTCGGGGATGTCGTCCTCGGGTGGATCGTTCTCTGTCGGGGCGGGCGGCGACGCGCCCCCCGAGCGGCTACCGACATCTGCGATTCTCGCGCCCTTCCTCGCGGACGCCGCCGAGCGCATCCGCGCCAAGGCAGCCGACGACGCGGAACGCGGACGCAACTCCAAGGGAACGGAACGCTTCGCCCGCGACCTGCTGGCGCCCGTGATCGACGCCTACGCCCTGGCCGGCGAGCCCTTCGACGTGGCCGGCTTCATCCGAGAAACCCTGAGCGATACCCTCGAGGAGGGCTGACATGGCAGACAGAACCACCCCAATCTCAACCCCCGAGGGAGTCGTCCCCGGGAATGTGCACGACAACGGCGATGGCACCTGGTCACCTAGCGTGTACGTCGAAGGCGCGGAGATCACAGGCGCGACCATAGAGGTGGCCGAGACCATCACCCTCGCGGCCGGGACGGCCGAGATCGGCAAGCTGGGCGCCGGCACGGCGGAGATCGGCAAGCTCGGAGCCGGGACGGCCGAGATCGGCAAGCTGGCGGCCGGGACCGCAGTCATCGGCCACGTGATCACCGACCCGACCAGCGTGGCCGGCATCTACGGCGTCGCCAAGGGTACGACGGTGAGCGCTCAGCCCACCGTCTCCGTCATTGATGCGGATCGCAACGGCCTCGACGTGAAGGTGCTGGCGGCTCCCGCGGTGCGGGCCCTGACGAACGCCGACGTGGTGACGGCCGAGCTGTCCTCAACCGACAACGCCGTGCTTGACGCGCTCGTGACCCTGCTGGGCAGGGATCCGCACAACCTGGTCCCCAACTCGACGCAGGCCGACCAGGCGCTGACCGTGGACGCGACCGGCGGGGGGGTCCAGTTCGGCGCCTTCCACGCCGACACGACGCACGTATTCTGGACGAACGAGGCGGCGCCCTGTCGCGTGACCTTCGACAACAGCGCGCCGACCACGACCAATGGCCACCTCGTGAACATCGGCGACTCGGGCGTCTGGTCGAAGCTCATGGCCTCCAGCGCCAAGTTCATCCGCACCGGCGGGACCTCGGCCGTCGTGTCTGCCTCGCAGATGAAGGGGAGCTGAGATGAGCCTCATCGTCCCCGGCCTGCGTGACCACCACCACCCCATCGCCGGCGGCACCGACTACGCGGAGTTCGAGGCCGACGGGACGCTCGTGCTGCACGGAGCGGCAAGCTATTGGGAGGACCTCCGGGTGGCTCCCAACGCGCGCACCAGCGGCGTCAACGCGCCAGCCTTTGAGAAGTACATGGACGATCTCGCCGGCACCAGCCGCGGCATCTACGCCTACAGCTTCGACGACGCGGTAGCCCTCAGCGAGAAGGAAGTGTTCTTTCAGATGCAGATGCCGCACGCCTGGAAGCTCGGCAGCGACATCGCGGTCCACGTGCACTGGGTCGGCACTGTCAACGACACCGACGCGGCGCCGCGCTGGGGACTCGAGTACTCGTGGGCCGAGATCGGCGCCGTCTACCCGGACACCACCACAATCTATACCGTCGACAAAGTGCCCGCCGAGGCCAACGTCGTCGCATGGCAGCACTACCTCAGCGAGTTCGCCCACATCACGCCGGGCGTCGGAGCGGACGGCCTCTCGTCAATCCTCATGGGCCGCCTGTTCCGCAACTCGAGCGACGCCCTCGACACCTACAACGCCGGCCAGAACAAATGCGGCCTGCTGTTCGTTGACGCGCACATCGAGTGTGACACGCTCGGCAGCCACGCAGAGCTGGAGAAGTAGCGTGGGTGACAGCCCTCACATGATGGACCGTGACCACTCCCGTGAGGAGAAGGCGGCCATGAAGACAGGCAAGACAGAACGTCAGTGGTACGAGATCAAGGCTGCGAGCGGCGGCTCCGCCGACATCTGGATCTATGAGGAGATCGGCGAGAACTTCTGGGGCGAGGGCCTGACGGCGAAGCGGTTCGTCGAGGACCTTGCGGATCTCCAGGTCGACCACATCGCCTTGCACATCAACTCCCCAGGCGGCAGCGTCTTCGACGGTCAGGCGATCTACAACGCGATCCAGCGGCACCCGGCGAGAGTCACGAGTCACGTAGAGGGCCTCGCCGCCTCCATCGCCAGCGTGGTCGCGCTCGCCGGAGACACCGTGGAGATGGCGGCCAACGCGCTGTTCATGATCCACGACCCCTATGGCATGGCTATGGGAACGAGCGCCGACATGCGGCAGATGGCCGAGGTGCTCGACAAGGTCAAGGGCACCATCCTCGGCGTGTACGAGCGCAAGACCGGCATGGACGCCGAGGCAATCCTCGGGGCCATGGCCGCCGAGACCTGGTACACGGCCGCCGAGGCGGAGGCCGCGGGCTACGCAGACAGCGTGGCCGCGCCGGTCAAGGCCGCGGCGCTCTCGCGCTTCGACTTCAAGAGTCTGGGCTACCGGCACGTGCCGGATGCCCTCGCCCGCGTCACCACAGAAGGCACCGCCGAGGTGGGTTACGGACCCGAAGGCGCGCAGTACGTAAAGGACCCGCAGGCCCGGGATCTGGTGCACACGCCCGGATACTTCAGAAGCCTACGCAAGGAAGGGAGGTAGCCCCATGGGCTACTTCGATTACCGGCAGTTCGAGGCCGACGCCGAGCGTCTTCAGGCGCGGGTCACGGACCTGACGGCCAAGGAAGACCGCACCGCCGACGAACGCGACGAGATCATGAGCCTCATGGGCCAGATTCACGCGCTCGAAGGCGCCGCGGCCAAGATTCGGGAGGCCGAACTGGTCGAGCTGCGCGCCTCCATCGCGCGGGGCACGGCGCCCATCGTCGGCGATCCCGTTGTCGACCCGAGGGACGCCGCCCGTCAGGCCTTCTACGACTACCTGCGCACCGGTACGATCCGGGACGCATCGCTCTCGACCACGGACGCCAACGGCGGTTTCATCGTGCCCGAGCCCGAGCACGCCGCGCTGATCGAGCTGATCCGCAAGCGTGACCCGATCTACGGCAACGCCACGGTGTTCAACCTGACCGGCGACACGACCCTGCTCCTGCCCTACAAGAGCGCGCACGGCGTGGTCGCGAACGCGACGGAGGCCGGCGCCCGCTCGGAGCAGAACGCGCCGACGTTCACCAGCCCGAGCCTCGTCTGCTACGACTACTACTCGGACCAGCGTGCCACGCAGCAGTACCTCGACAGCGTGGCCGGCGCCGAGCAGCAGCTCATGGCGTGGATGTACGAGGACATCATGGAGCAAGCCGGCGCCGACGCCGTGGCCGGCAACGGCTCCACCAAGATCAAGGGCCTGTTTGCCGAGACCAGCGCCTACACGGTCATTCAGAGCGCGTCGAGCGCGGCCATCCTCAACAGCAACTTCATCACGCTGTACTTCGCGCTGCCGGTCAAGTACCGCAGCCGCGCGAAGTGGATCATGGCTCCGGGCACCCTCGCCGTCGCGACCGCATTCGCCCTGCCGAGCAACGCCAACGTGCCGCTGTGCACGGTGGACGGCAATGGCGTGTGGAGCATCTACGGCAAGCCCGTCCTCGAGTCCGACTCGGCTCCGGCCATCGGCGCGAGCGGCCACCCCATCGCCCTGGCGGACATCGCCTCGGCGTATGCGGTGGGGATCCATCGCAACACGACGATCCTGCGCGACCCCTACACGGCGCCGCCCAAGATTCGGTTCTACTCGCTCGCCCGCCTCGGCGGGTGCGCGTGGGACTACCAGGCGTGCAAGCTCTTGAAGAGCAACAACTCCTGAGCCAAGGCCTGAGGAAGCACGGCAAGAGGGCGGCCGACGGGCCGCCCTCTTGCGTTCCCGCCTCTCGGGTGACGCCCACCCCACGATAGACCCACAGACCCCGCCATCACGACCAGGAGGCCACTGTGGGCATCCCCAAGGGCATCACCGAGTTCAAGTTCACGGAGGCGCTCCCCATCGCCGCGGCCGCCTCGGCAGACCGCAACGGCGCGATCCTCGACATGATGGGCTACCGCGGCGTCCTCATGTGCGTCAAGTTCGGCGCGATCACCACCGGCGCCGTCACCTCAATCAAGGCGCAGCAGGACACCCCGTGGGCATGGGCGGCGCTGCCGATCTGCTCGGCACGGCGATGGCGGTCGCCGACGACGATGATGACCAACTGTTCATCATCGACCTCTACGAGCCCACCGAGCGGTACGTGCGCCTCGTCGTCGACAAGGACGCATCCAACACGACCGTCGAGACCGCGACCTACATCCAGTACGGCGCCCGCAACCGGCCGACCACGCCGACCGTGACGGACAAGGTCACCTACGAGCGCCACGAGAGCCCCGCTGAGGGCACGGCCTGACCATGAAGCGCGTGCGCTACATCATGCGCAGCGCCGTGCAGAGGGCCTCCGCGCCGGGCAACGTGGAGACCTTCTCCGGCGAGATCGGCGAGACGGCCGAACTGCCCGACGAGCTGGCCGTCATGTGGCTCGCAGACGGTCACGTCGAGCTGCTCGCCGCCGTGCACAAGCCGACGGCGGAGACGCCGCGGCCGGCGAAGCGCCAGAAGTGAGGCCCTGACGTGGAGCGCCTGCGTCTCGTCACCAGTGGCACCTACGCCCTCGAGGTGGCGACCCCCGACGAGGCGGGCGCCCTGTTCACCTCGACGACGCCCTGGACGATTGCCGTCAAGAACGGTGCCGCCGCGTCCGTCCTCGCCGCGACGCCGGCCACGGGCAAGGCGAGCGGCATCACCTACGTGGCCGACCACGCCGTGCTCGCCGCTCTCGACACCTACACCTGCACGTGGACGGGCATGAAGTCGGCGGCCGCCAAGGAGTGGCAGTCCATCGTCGAGGTCTGCGGAGGCTACCTTTTCGAGGTCGCCGAGATGCGCGCCTTCGACGCCGCCTTCGCCAGTGCCACCACCTACCCCGACGCCAAGATGCGCGCGGCGCGCACGGCCGCCGAACAACGCCTGGAGAAGGCCTGCCGCGTGGCCTTCGTGCCGCGTGCCCGCCGCGTGGTGCTGGCCGGCAACGACTCAGACACCCTGTGCCTGCCCGACAACGCCGTGCGCGGCGTGACCAGCCTCACGGTGGACGGCACGGCATTCACTGCCGACGAGCTCGCCGCCCTCGACGTGCGCGAGTGGGGCCGCGTGACGCGCGGTGACGCCTACGACTTTGAGAGCGGCGCCGTCGTCGAAGTCTTCTACGAGCACGGCCTCGACTACCCGGACGCGCCGGTCGTGCAGGCTGCCATGCTCCTCGCCCGTGAGTACCTCGTGCGCAGCGCGCTCTCCTCTCGCGCCACCGTCGAGGCTACAGACGTGGGCTTCTTTCGCGTCAGCGTGGCCGGCCCCGACAGGCCCACCGGCATCCCCGAGGTCGACGCCGTGATCACCGACTTCGGGCGCCGCCGCCCGCGGGTCGCATGACGAACACTCGCAAGGGCTTCACGGTCAAGGCGGCCGCCGTCCAGGACGCGCTGGCCACGGCGATCGCGACGCAGCTCGCGGCCTCCGGCGAGTCGACGCCGTTCTCTGTGGGCTACCCCGCCGGAGGCCTCCTCTCCGAACACATCTGGATCAGCGGCGAGTTCGACGTGGCCATGCCGCGCGTCGTCTCGGGAGGCCTGCAGCGCGACGAGCTCGGCGAGGTGGAGGTGCGCGTCAGCGTCGTGTGGAGCGCCGCGGACATGGTCACCGTCCGAGACCGCGCCTTGGCGATCGCGAAGATCGTCGAGAACGCTGTGAGCGTCGACGCGACGCTCGGCGGAGCCGTGCAGGAGGCGCACGTGTCGGCCGTCTCGGGAGCCGAGGCGGCCCCCGACGAACACAGCCGCCAGTATGGCCTCGTGCTCAAGGTCGCATACCAGACCACCGCCGTTCTCTCCTGACCGCCCTCGCGGGTGACGGCGTCGCGAGGATGGACGGGTAGCGACCAATCAGGAGGCCTGGGCCATGGGACTGCAGATCGGCAAGGATGTCTTCGGCATCGCCAAGCAGAGCGGGAAGGGCGCGATTGCCGCCAACCCGTACTTCGCCTTCGGCCTCGCCGGCGGCGCCCTCACTGTCGACATCACGCAGGAACCGGACAAGCTCACCAGCGCCTACATCGCCGCGGCGGGCGCATACCGCAGCAAGATCGCGAACGGTGCCAAGTTCACGACGCGCGCCTTCGAGAAGTCCATCGGCCTGCTCCTGCTCGGCGCCCTCGGCTCTTCCACCCCGAGCGGCGGCGCGCCGGCAGTGGCCGCGGTTCTGACTACCGCGCTGGCCGGCGCGAATAACGACCTGACCTTCCTCGCCAAGACGGCCGGGACCGCGGGCCACCC